GTCCCACCTCACCCTATCATTAGCCCGCTTCATGGACCACTCCGAGGCCACAAAGGAAAGTCCCCTCCAGGCCAGAACAGCCTCACCAAGATGAGTATCGCCACCAACACTAGCATGACGACCAGGATGTTGACCACCATGCTCGGCAAGTTGATGCCCAAGACGCCGAGGACCCAGATGATGAGCCAGAAGCACAACGCCAATCCACAGATATAGAGCAGCGCATAGATTACTCGCTCGATCATCTGAGCCTCCTTTAGCTTACACCCTTAGCTTACACCTCTACCTACGCGGCGACGTGCTTGTCTGCGGGGTGGGCGGCTTCGTCGCTGGCGCCTCACCCGCCCGCACCTCTTTCGACCCCACAACATTACCCGCAACCCGCTCGCCCGAGCCGGCGGGCTTCGCTCCGCTCGCAGTCGCAGCCTGAGGCTGCTGGGGCGGCTGCTGAGGCTGCTGCTGATCGCGGCGTCGGCCGAGGCGCTCGTCTTCCTTCTTCTCGAACTCCTTATACTTCTTATCCAGCTCCTCCTTAGTCTTCTTATCCTCCTCGGCTTTCGTCTTCTTTGCCTCTTCGCGCTCGCGCGCGAAGCTACGCTCGCCGCCTGGATCATGTACTGAGACTTTAGTTGCGGCGAACTGATCTCCGTGCATCACCACCCGCTCTTCGACCGCGACGCTCAGCTCAACCTTCTTATCCGGCTCGATCTCGATCGTCGTAGTATCGCGGCCACTAAAGTCACCGCTCACTAGCTGCTGACCCCCAGCGTTCAGCTTAACTACTTCGCCGCTCGGACCTGGTAGTACCTTCACCTGTACCTGCGCCATCTTACTTCTCCTCGTATGGGTAAACCACCTCAACCTCGTCATCCGTCCCTATACCCAAGTCCGTTAGCAGACCTGGAGATAGATCAGCCACTCGACCTGTGTTCTCGTTAGGTCCCCAGTCGGCCGGGAACGCCAACAACTCTACGCCCGTCTTTACCGCCGTCACCTTCGCCATCTTTCCACTTCGTAGCATCTCTTTCGACGTCTTATCATAGTCCCAGCGACACGCCACATAGTGGACGTAGGGGTTTAGACGGCGCGCTAGTCCCGTAGTCCCAGCCGGCTGCGTCGGGAGGAACAGGAACTGGTTCTGATCTACGCTTGAGATGAAAGCCAAGCCCTCGCTCGGGCTTACGCCCGTATCGTCAGGCCCGCCAAAGCTCGAGCACGACCCCCTCGCCGCGAAGCCCTCCACAGGTTCAGTAGTCTCGCCCGAGATAGTGTCGGCTATCGCTCGACATATTGCGCCGAACTCTTCCTTATAAATCTCAACATCCGCCTTGCTATCCACAAAGCAAACTTCGATCAGAATAGCCGGCTCGTCAGTCTGGTTCAGAAAGAACAGATCGTTACGCTCCTTCGGTCCGCGGTTCTTCAATCCCGACGCATCACATATGGCATCGACTACAGGGTCGGCGGCGTTAAAGCCGTTTTGCGTAGCATACAACACCTCACAGCCGACCGGGCTATCAGTCGTCTGGTTCGCGTTGAAATGTACGCTTACGTCTAAGCCTCTGGTCTTTGAATTGTGATAGTCCACAATACGATTCAGATTCTCATTCTGCGACGTACTTACATTGTCGTGAAAGACGTACACTGTCACTCCCGAAGCATCTAACAGCTTCGCCACCTCGTCTACTACTTTGCGCGCCTCATCGACCTCGTCAATATACCCCGAGGCTCCTCGAACCTTCTCCCCATGTCCACTCGAAATCACAATACTGCCCGGCATCTTACTCTCCTCTAGCGGCTCCTAGGAGCCTGTTCTCTCTTTTCAATCGCCTCCATGCTTCTAACGTAGGCGTCTCTCGCATTGCGCGCTCCGATCAGCGCCTTCGGAGGTATTCTAGGCTGATAGTTATCCGTTACCCATACGCTATAGAGCTGTCCTATGTGGCGCTTGAACGCTTCGTCTATTGCCTGCTTCTCCAACTCATCAATATGATCGTCCCACTTCGACGCCTCGGCTCTGATCTCGGCTCCCGCATCTCGACGCTCCGATAGATAGCTCACACACGCCAACAGTATAGTTACTATGACAACAATGATTATCGCCAATAGTATCCTCTGAACAACATGCATATCCTCAAGGCTGCGCACTTACTCCACCACTAGAGCATAGTTACAAATGATAGTTGGAGGCATATTCTGCGAAGCCCCAGCGCCATCAAGAGAGATGCTATGTGCGTGGTTCGTGCCCTCGGTACCAGTGGTACCGCCACCGTTATGTGTATGGCTTCCGATGCCAAAGCTCGCACCGGTGGTCGTAACAGAGCCAGAGTGAGCGTGTCTGGCAAATCCGCTTCCACCATCCGACGAAAAAACGGCTAAGCCAACATCGTGGGTATGATCGAGGCTCTCATTATTTATACTCGTTGTGAAGCTGAAGGTATGCGAGTGAAGTGCGGTCTGGAGGCCCGTAATACCTCCGTGACTATGCTGGTGCAAAAACTGACTCCCGCCCACATTCTCCAACGACGGGCCGATCACTGACGTAATACGACCTGGATCAGCACCTCCAAGGTTAGTGCCAAACACCGTCCGCTGACGCAGGTCTGGCGTCGCAGCGCTTCCCTTCAACGCTACGTATTCGGGATAGTCTAGCGCAGTTAGCGTCTGACCGTTCGGCCACTCGTAGCCCAGCGGTAGCGCCGCCGTGAAGATGGGAATAGCCGCTCCAATCGGAGCGTAGATACAGCGTTCAACTAGCCAATTACTTCCCGTCCACAACACCGTGAATGGGACAAGAGGTACGTTGCGCCGCGCTCTCGCGACCGTCGCCTGACCTGACAAGATATTGCCGCTAGGCGGCGCGATGAATACGGGGAAGCCAGTGTTCAGCTTAACAACTCGAATCATCCACCCGGCGTCCGTAGTCAGCAACGCGGGCATAGTCAGCGTCATAGCAGCCCCGTTATTGACTAGGATGGTGGCGTTCTGATCTCCCGATACAACGTTGTAGTCAATCGTCTTAGTAGTCGAAGAGGGTAGTAGGAAGGGCTTTGAGGCGTTTGGGAAGGTATTCTTCAGCACACTCTTAACAAGTCGAACGTGGTCATCGCCCTGACGCACCTGATCCCCACCAGGGGGATTCGTAATTACGAGGTCGCTAATAAAGGTCCCAGATTCGAGAGCCATTAGTTGTTCGCTCCCATGACCAGCGGCCCTCCGGCCGTTTCATCCAACAGTATGTCGGCGAACGTCGCCGCCCTACCGCGCGTCCGCAAGTTCTCAAACACCGCGACCGCATTCTGATCGCCCGCGTCCATCGCAATACGATGTCCCGCCTCGCCTATCAGCCACTCTGGGGCGTAGCGGAGCCAGAAATTCTCGACATTCGTCTCCAAAGTCATAGCGCCCTTATAGTAGTTCCAAACAAAGTCAACATCCGTAGGCGCAACCGCGATAAAGTCGATAGTGTCGCGGCGAATTACGAAATTGCCGGGCAAATTAGGCTCCAAACTAGTGCCAGCGTTCCGAGCACCGTTCCACTTCACCGCATCGCTGTACGACATCTGACGTAAGTAGGTCGGATAGCTCACTTCCAGGTTCGTCGCAGGATAGTGTGGTAGGTTGTCCTCGTCAATCCGCAGGAATCGATCCGGCAGCGCCACCTCGTGCTCTCCAGCGGGTAACACAAGTATAGCGTCTTCAATTAGCAGGAACTTTGGGAGCGTTTTGCCATGCTCCAGATCGCGCTGCGCCTCAATCAGGCACGAAATGATCGCGTCGGTGAGCGAATGGCCGACCGGGCGGAAGCCCAACCCTCTATTTATCCTCGCAACCGCTGCGTCGCGTAGCACGTGTAGCTCCAAGGGTAGAGTGGGCCATTAACTTTCGATTAATAGCCCACTTTTCAACACTCCACCTAGCTAACCGTCGCACTGAACGGCGTCGTACCACTACCTGAGCCATTCACCCGTCCCTCAACGAGCCATTTGTTGAGGGCGATGTCGATGAACTCCATCACTCCGCCGTTCGACGCTCCGCCGCTCGTAGTCCTGTTCAGCGTCACCGTATCGCTGGTCGCCGCAGTTGGGAACGCGGTGTTCGTTCCACCTGCATTCGTAATTCCCAGCGACCCGATCATCACATCGTCCCCATTTGCGACTTTGACGATGTTAGAGTTCGAGGTCGGTGCCACCGTTTCCACCAACGTTAGGTGGCAACCCGAGCCTGTAGCAGGCGGGAGCGTAACAGTATGGCCCGTTAGGTCACTCAGGATGATATACTTCCCATCATGAATGGCCTTTGAAAGCGTCGTAGCTCCCGCCGGAAGGACCACATTCCCTGGATTCAGCCTCTCTAGTCTCATTGAAGCCTCCTTGTAGCGCAGCGCGCTACGCTACCAGCCGACCCATCCCAGGGCTTGGGTCGTATTTCCGGTACACACAACCCTCGTCGCCCCGTTCGCCGCCAGAGTAAGCGCTGTAGTAAAGGCTGCGCCGCCGTCCGTCTGGAACGTAACCACGTTGCCACTGAGGTTGACGAAGATCAGCGCGGTGCCCCGACGAATATCGCTCGACGTAGGCAACCGCACGTTGACCGCACCCGCTGGATTCATGAAAATCAGCGGTGTGATGTTGATCGGCAGGGTCGACGGCGTACCGTCGAGCACGTAGCCGGTCGCGGGGACCAGAGTGCCGGTGCTAAACTTGAAGCCACCGTCCACCTTCAGGCGCCACGCTCTGTTGTCTTCAAGATTGATGCGACTCATTTCAGTTCTCCAATCGCGCTCTAACTTGCGCTCTAGCTACGTGGCGCTGATATTGCCGAGGTACGCCATGGTAATTCCGCCATAGTGTACCTCCATTGAGCAGTCGGTCTGCCAGAAGCCGCGACGCACGTCCTCGTCTTCAGCCTGTACGTCGTCGCGTGCGCGACCATCGGGGCGCCCCGTCATACCGACATAGCTCAACGCATCAAAGTCCACCACGAACGCGCTCTTTTTATAGAGCCCGTGACGTGACAGCAGCGGGTGCGACTTTATTAGCACCCTCCCATTAGGTAGGACGAATTCTTGGAAGTCCATACCGTATACTTTGATGACGTTGTTGACGTTGAACACCACCTCGTTCACGAACACCTTCGACAGCTCGATCAGGGCTTGGTTCCCGGCGAACACCATTCTAGTATCGCCAGCGCCGGTGTCGAAGTCGAAGATCGGAGCCAACGCGTCCAGGAAGCTCGAGGGCGTCACCGCAGAGCTGAAGATCGTTACGTTCGACGCGGGGATGAAGTTCCTCAGTCCGCCCATAAAGCGCTTGGGCTTACCATTATCGCCCACCGTTTCCGCCGGACGCCCGAACATCATCGACCACTCGATGTCGGAAGAGTGCTTGAACATCTTCCGCTTCTTGTCCTCGCTATAGTTGTTGTTGGTGCGAGTCTCGGTCTTGTCGGCCGTTCCAGTCAGCTCGTAGGTGTCCTTGAAGATCTGGATATAGTTGAGGGCTTTGATCGGATTCCGACTGACAGCTCTCGGGATACCCGTACCTTCCGCGTAGGCGCTCGAGATGAGCGTCATCCACTGGTCGTTCGCGATAGTCGCGGCCGTCGTTCCGCCCGCCCCACGCCGCACAGTGAACTGCGTATCGCTCATCACGTCGTCTACTTCGAGAAGCTCCGAGGTGAAGGTCGCCGTATCAGCGATTGGCTCGACTAGCAGGATGTCGCCGGGCTTCAAGTTCGTCGCCGCGCCCAAGTTCGCCGACATCGTAGTACTAGTCGGATCGAGAGTATCGACGTTGATAACCGTGTCGCCCGCGGCGTGAGCTTGGGACGACTGAAGGCGAACGATCACATTCCCTTCGGCCCACCAGCTAAACTCCGGATCAGTCACCGTTCGCTTCTTAGCTTTCGAACTCAAAGCGAAGATAGGCGCCGTACCGGAGGGGTTAAAGCGTAGAATTCCCTCGCGGAAACTCTTGGGGCGTTCGTCGGTGCCCCAGTCACCCGTACCTCTAAGACCTGCAATGCCAGACATAGCTTATGGCTCCGCTCACTGTTGAGGCCACTCGAAGATGGTTTCCCAAGCTTCCTTCTGTGGCGTCGTTTGTGCTGACGCCGGCCCTCCCCCCGCAGGGGTGAACGGGCTCGGCTGTGGACCGCGCCGAGGCGCGGTGGGCGGAGTCGCGGGTTGTCCCGCGGGTCGCCCCGCACTAGCTGGAGCACCAACCGACGGAACTACCTTCGCGGCCATCATAACCATAGGCCCAAGGTCCTCGATCATTTGCTCTAGCGTAGCTTGCGGGTGCATCTGTCGGTACACAGCTCCATACTTCCTAGCGAGATCGCCGTGCTTCAGAGGGTCTAAGCCCATGTCCTTCCAACGACTGAAGAACTTGGACTCATTCTCCGCATTAACTCGTACCGATTCAGTCTGCCTCTGAATCATCGTCGGGATGATCCGACCAAGTTGATTCAGAACGCCTTGCTGGGACTCCACATATACCCTAGCCATAATCTTGGGTATTGCGCCGATGACATCCTGCTCGAGAGCCTCACGCTCTTCTTGGCTCAGTTGGAACATTTCAGCGGCAGCGTGCTCAACTGCTTGAGCCCTGTTCGCGCCGAGATGTTGAGCCAATGCAATCGGGTCATAAGGATCAAGCGCCGGCGTCGCCGACGCTTGAGGCTGATCCCCAACCCGGGCACCCTGGGCCGCAGCCGCGGGCGGCTCAACTCGTGGCACTTGTGGCGGCTCAGTCCCAACGGAGGCCACCGGTGCTGCGCCCTCAGCGGGCGTAGGGGGTGGCGTTGTAGGCTGAGCCGCCGCAGGCGCCGCAGGTGGAGCCGCTGGCGGAGCGGGTGGAGCCTTGGGCGGTGCCTCATCGGGCACGCCCGTAGTCGAAGTACCAAAGATAGAACTAAAGTCTAATTCCCCAGCCGACCCTGAGCCGTCGGCTGGGGTTTCGTCTACGCCGTCACTATTACTAGCAGGCGCGCTGGGAGTGCTGGGCGCGCTGGGAGTCGTAGTGGGAGGCGGAGACTCCCCAACGATGGTAGAGCCACCATCGTTAGGAGCGAAAACCGCTTCAGGTAGCTTAAAAAGCAGCGTCATCGTCAAACTCCACTTCTTCGTCCTCGCTTCTGACAGGTCTTAGCTGTGGCTTGGCCGCAATTATAGCCGCCGGCAGGTCGCGAGCTAAAATCAACCCTCGCATGGTGCCTTTTATGTACTCTGACCCTATACAGCCATCCAGACCTTTCGCAGGCTCCAACAGATTCTCCGACTCGGCTTGCAGCTTCGAGTTCAGGATCTCAATATACGCCTTCCACGCGTCGGTTTTGACCATTATCTCGAACAACTCCATCCGCTCGCGATCCTTTTTATCAGCTTCGCGAGCAAGCTTAAGCAGCTCCTCAGTATGCCGGTCCTCCACCCTCGCCTCCCAGCGCATTAAGCCCCGCCGCGGTTGACGCCGCATTCCCAGGTGTGACCGGGGCAAGACTAGGCCCCGCCCCGGCTGCTCCCGGACCTCGCAAAGGAACGACATTTCCAGCCTGAGCAGCAAGCTGGAGCTGTTGGTCCGGCACAACTTCAACTCGGAACTGGTTGATATTCTTCAGTCCACTGAGCTGAGCGACCCACGCAAATATCCTCGCCCAATCATACGACATCGCAACCTGTGGCGGCATCATTCTGAGCGATCCCATAAGCTCTTTCCACAGATTTGCTTGAGCCATCCGATCAACTGGCATCGTACCGTCAACGGGTACGTAGTCATAGAAGCCGACAATGTCGTCGGGCGAGACGTTGATAAAAGCCTCTCCCGCTTCGAGCGCAAGGTTCCCGACTCGTCGCATCTTGGCGGCGGCGTCGTAGAATTGCTGCGAATTCTGCACAAGGCGTTGTGCGTGAGGAGCAAATGCGGTGGCACTGATATACTCCGTTATGGTCTTCTGCCGGTTGACTCCAAAGCCCGTAGTCGTTCTAACCTCTGTCGCTGTCTTTCGCGCGCTTCCCGTGTTGAGCGTCCCCATGATCTGGTCGTTGATGCCGAGGGTCCGTTCTCCAATACCCAGCATAGCTTGAAAGTCCGCCATATGGCTCCGAGTAATATCTTGAATCGGAACTTGCATAAAACAATTCTTAATGTCGGTGCCATAAGCCTCAGGACGTAGACGCCAAACAAAACCCGGTCCCGAATTCTGAACATCCTTCACAACCAGCTTCGAAGGATCAACAATAAACTGATTATTCAGCGACGCTCTCACATTATAGAAGTGTGTATTCAAAAGCCAGTCCATAGTATTTTGGATCGGCTCCATTATCTCGGGAATGCCACGAGCATAAAGCCCGTAACCTTCAACTTCAGATTCACCGACTGCGAAGGGGTATTTGCAGTGGCGATAGCTCATAGGTGTTGCGCCCAGAATTAGGTCGAAATCCTCTGTGATAGTAAAGCACCACTTTTGCGGGTAGGTAGTATCGCCGACGCCCCACTCTTTCGGAATAATCGTCGCATAGAACTCATAGCCTACGAGGCCTGAAGGGTGCTTCGCGTTCGCGTCTTTTGAGTCGCCAAATAGTTGCTTTTCGAACTGTGGCATATGGAGCTGGTCTGAGGGCAAGCTCGCACTACGGTCGACGGGCTGGCGATTTTTGAGCTTAGCAACCTGATCCTTCACATAATAACCTGCGTCCATCCGCTCCACGACCCGATTCCATCCCATCCTAAAGCGATAGGCGCAGAACTCACCATCCTGGAACCGCTTCACTGGGACGCGCGGATCGGAAACGAAGTCCCAAGGCGACACATTGAATAGGCAGTTCCCGACGTAACCCTCCATTTCCTCCGTAACTTGCCAGATCCCAATCTCGCCGCTTATGGGGTCTGGTACTTCGACAAGGCTACCATAGTGCAGCTTCTTTCGATCCCAATACTCCCCCACTATTCCTAAGCCGTACTTTCCTACGTCGTACAGCCACACATAGTAAGGGCCTAGCATCTCACCCACTTCAACTTGATAACCAACTAACGCCTCAAGCGCTTGAGTTTGCTGCTCGCCCTCGCCATGACGACCCATGAACTGATGTACCGGATTCCGGGCAAAGAATACCGAAGTCCAGTACGTATGAGCAGACAATAGTACGCCAAATGTATATGGAATTTGGATCGTCGTGTATGCCGGACGCCCCGCATTGACGCGGCGATTTCGTCTCGCAGCGTCTGCATCTGACTCGCGAATATAGGCAAGCGTTCGCTCCTCCGCGGCACGCCACTTGTCATGCTTTGTGGCTTGCTCGTCTAAGCCCAGCTTAATACGAGACTCGATACGCCGCTTCAACGTATCGTGAAGCGGCGTACCTTTTCGGATGTCGATGCTATATCGAGGCATTTTACCCTACAGCATTTCCCGCGAATACGATATTCGAGCTATCGGCAGGATCGACCGCGACCTCGACAGTTACCGTCGGAGGTTGGGCGGGAGGCTTCGGAGGCTTCCCCTGCGGCTTAGCCTTGGCCCTTCTTTGAGCGCCTTGGGGTAGTACGAAGTTGACGCTGCCAGGCGGATTAGCATTCACAGTGATAGTGACGGTGTTAGGTTCGGGCTCTACTGGGGGCTCAACCGGAGGCTCAATCGGCGGCTCAATCGGAGGCTCCGTTCCGTCGTCGTTGGGAATACCAGTGTTGCCCCGTACCGTCACGTTGCGGGTGTTGGCGTCACGATCGAGGATGTTATCCATCCCGGCGTCGTTAGTCAGTACGTTGTTCTCGACCAACACAGTATCGACCAAGCCAGCGCCGCCCTTTAGGTTGATGCCCGAGCCACCCCAAAACGAGTGGATCGTGTTGCCGCTTATGACGACATTGTGCTTCTCGTTCCCCGCCAAGTCATCGTTGGGATAGTTGTTGGCGTCGAAGCTCTGACAGTGGATCGCGGCGAACGTGCCTCGCACGAAGTTGTCTACGATACTGAAGCCGTCGATGACGGACATGCCGCCGGGATCGTTGGGGAGGCCGGAAATGGCAGCGCCGTTAGCGCCACCGCAGTCAACCGTATTGTTGCGGACGATGATGTTGTGGGCTGTTGTGTCCCACTTGCCGGACACGACCAGCGAGATAAAGCCACCGTTCGTACTATCGCAGTTATTTCCCTCGATCAGCACCTCGTCCATCCCGATAACCACCAGAGCGCACGAGTGGAAGATATTATTCGAGACCACTAGATGACTGTCAAGAGACGTATTGCCTATCGGCTGCCATTGAATGCAGTTATCGCCTCCAACTTCGCGGCCATCGAATATGTTGTTGTCGAAGGTATTGTGATCGCCGCCTTCCCAGAAGGTCGCTGGGCGACCGCCGTTGGCGTGGCCCAAGATCTTGCAGTTGCTAAAGCTGCCGTTCGTCCCACGGCTCACCCGCAACACGGAATAGTCGTCCTTGGACTGCGTGGTGAGCGGGGTAGGATCGATAGTCAAGTTTGTGAAGTGGATGTTGTTGCGATTAATGTTCAGGAACTGGTCCCTCACGCACACCCAGATGCCACCGTCGGGACGCTCCGAACCGCTGTTCTTGAACTTAAGAATCGCGCCATCACGACTTTCGCCCTGGAGCGTCCAGTTTTGCTTCTCGAAGTAGAGCGTCCCACCATCGAACATCCAGATACCGTTTGCCACCATCACAGTGTCGGTCGCGTCGTTCAAGCTGTCGATGGCGTCCTTGATCGCGACGCCGGGCCAGGGATCGGCCTCAGTGCCAGCGTGCGCGCCATCTGGTGAAAAGTCTGTTGCATTTATAGTCATCTGAGCGTCCTCCCTTAGAGTGGGTGAGAGGCCCCATTATAGGGGCCTCCCAGGATCTATTCTATTGAGAGGGTGTTGGGACCGGGCCTTGCGGAACGCCGACCACGACCCACCCCTGCGTCGGATGCCAAGCCGCCTTCCACTCAATCGGGCGGTTGTCGGGATCTGGCAGGCTGTCGGGGAGGTCCGGCGGTAGGACGATCGGATGCGAGGGGTGAGGCTGCGGGCCGGGGCCTCCGATATCAACATAAGGCGGAGGGCGACCACCCCAGAAGCCCAATGGCGGCTGGCCCGGGCTACCAGGGGGCTGAGGCCCTGGGCCTCCAATGTCGACATAGGGCGGAGCTACACCACCCCAAAAGCCGGGAGGTGGACCTCCCGGAGCAATCGGGTGTGAGGGGTGAGGGCCTCCCGGCATCGGACCACCGCCTACACCCAAGTCACTGAAGAACAGAATTCCCTGAAACGTAACGGGAATCGCAGCCATCTTTAGCTCCTACGTTGCGTCGTCGCCAACGATCCTGGTTGGCTCAGGTTCACTATGGACTCCCACCGATGTAGGGAAAGTCTTCCACTTGTGCGAACCTCGACTCCCCCGCATCAACGGACTCGAGCCAGGGACTTGAGAGGTCCTGAAGCGCGATAGCCGAGGCGTCGATGTCGTCGTCCACACCTTGATAGGTGGGGCCGTAGCTGTTGAATTGCTCCGCGAAGATTGTATGCTCAGGCCCAATCCAAAGCTTCCCAGCGGTCGCCAGACCACTAAGCACATTGACAATGCGGGCGTACTTAGCCATCTTGTCGTCCAGAGGCACAACACTGAAATAGATCCCCCGCCGCTTCATCTCCTGGTCTAGCAGCCACTTCAACGTACGTTGGTAGGCGACGGCGTCTACGACGATCCGGGCCACTCTCCACCTGCGGGCCAGACCAAGAGCAGTAGCAACGCTCCAAGAAGGTTCGTGACCCCGGTTACGAGCAAAATCAAGAAGATGATATTCGCCGTTAGCTCGCCCCCAAACATACTGGGCCTCCCAATCCTTGCCCTCCAAGCCCTTTGCCATTTGACGTTCGGATGGCGGCGGCACCGGGTCGATGCCCAGTACGGCGAAGCAGCCCTTTGGCGCACTATTGGGTAGCTCGCGTATGTTGAGCCATTGGGGGCGGAATTGTGCCGTCTCGGCGCTTATAAGGCGGCACTCCATCTCGCGGCAGAAGATAGATAGCTTGTTGCGGTTCAACGCTGCGATCTTATCGCTACGCAGCACCTCAGTGGGGAATTGCTCCTCCCACACACTAATTTGCTTGTCGACTTCGAGGTCCATCGACTCCTTGGTCCAGCAGGGAAATACTCTCGAGGTCCATTGACCATCCTTTAGCGCAAGCTGGGAGATGTCTTCGGGGTGCTGCGGTGTGATGGCCATCGCTATTTTAGCATTTGGCTCCTCGGTCGCAGGCGCCAAGCTATTCTTAACCGCGCCGAGAATAAGATCGGCGACTTTAGTCCGCTGTTCCAGAGTGGCTGCCATCTCATCTGTTTGCGGATCGTCAATAACGATAAGATCCGGTCGATAGTCATCGAAGTTAATACCACGAAGACTTCCAGTAATACCAGCAGCCAATACCCAAGTCGTATGGCCAAATACGGTATGCTCGATCTCAAGCTGAGTCTCCTCCCACTTTCTCCCTGGTCTCAACCCAAACGTCTTGGACCAGAACTGGTTCCTCTCGACTTGTGTCCGCAACCACTGCACACTTCGTATAGCGTCTCGCTCGGACGCCCCGACATACAGAACAGTTCTCGATATGCCATACGCTATCCGCTTCGAAGTAAATGTACGGAGTCGTGTCGTTTTCGAGGAGCCACGAAAACAGATCAAGTTGACGAGCCGAACCGTCGGGTCTTCCAGCGGTAGCCATATATCTTTCGCGAAGCTCGGCGACTGGCGCCGGAATGTCTTCGGAAAGAATGCACGAGCATATAGTTCGGTGTCGATCGCGCACAGTTTTACTAGCTCCTCTTTCGACAAGGTGGTGCCTGAGGCACCACCTAAAGGTGGGGCTTGGGCGGTAGAACCTGTCAGAACTCCGCCCAGAGGATCAGATTTCAGGCTTGTCACCCGATTCTCCCTCCTCAATCATGGGGCCGGACGGCCCCATGATTAGCCCCTCTCGACGCACCGTAGCTCGCTGCTGTTCTGCGGTGCGGAGAGCGTCTCTAGCCTCCGCAAGAGCGGAGGCGTCTATGCTGGTAATTACGACCTGTTGAGTGTTGTGGCTCTGGTCGACGTTGACTTGGACCGGGCTAACGGACTTCGGGGCGTAGCCCAACCGATCTAAGGTGTCGGTCGCAACTGAGTTCACAAACTGCATCGGTAGCTTGTCGGCTTGGCGCTCGAGCTTCTCAAGCATCACATCCAACGCCGCTTCAGCTACCTTGGTCATCTTTTGGGAGATGTTGAGGTCGTGATTGCGGGTCCACTCCTCGCGGCGTTGGCGGAAGTATTCTTGAAACATGTCGCTATTTACGATAGCGCTGATAGTGTAGGGGTGGCGG